TTGTTATCTGTCCTTCTGGTACTGGCATTACTTACTCCTATCTTGTAACCATTGGTCTAGGTCTTGGATTACCCAAGCCTTCTCTACTCCGTGTTGTCTGCGTTTGACTATGACGAAGGCTGGTGGGTTGACGGGTAGTCCACGAGCCTTCGCATAGTTGGCTGCCTCAGTCTGAGCTTCTGCCCAGAACTGCGGAAGATTGATTGACTTACGGTTCTTACACTCCAGAATATAGGTCTGACCTGCGATTATGGTAACGATGTCACCTTCATCATTAGATCCCGCCTTGGCTAGGCGCTCAGCAAAGTGTCCAAGTTTCCTCAAGTATTTCATTACATCCGTCTCAAACTTGGAACCCTTTTGCTTATTGTATGAACTCACAAAGCCCTCGCTAAGTTAGAGTTATAGACCATCCTGCCGTAAGCATCAGCGTCAGATATCTGGCAGGTAGCAAAGTTTACGAATAAACCTGCCCAATCCTTGCCATCAACTGAATGCTTTCCGAAACGATTCTTTACGGCTGCAACCCTAAGCGTATGCTCAAACGGGTTGTAACCCAGCGTGAGTATCAGAGCTGGTAGTTGAGATACCTTACCTTGGATTGCTCGTCGGTGCGGTGGCTCAGTCATAGATCCGTACTCAGTCTGTTCTGATACGTGATGCAGAACAACGACACAGGCTTCTGTCTTGCGTGCCATATCGTGTAGCTCCACCATTATCTGGCGTAAGCCTGCCCACTCATTATCAGATTCAGCGATGACATTCATCAGGTTATCTACGACTATCAACTGTGGTGCGATGCCATAGAGTTCAATGTAAGCCTTTACCTCTGCCTCAATATCATCAAGGTTTGGTGATGAATCAAAGACCCACTGTATGTGTGATATAGACTGTAGATTTTCTTCATAAGCATCAGGGTTGATACTCATTTGATTCTCTACAGTTTCTTGGGTGTGACCTGCTAGATGTGCTGCAGCACGCAACATCACCGTAGCAGTATCGGTATCTGCAGAAAAGAACAGAGTAGGCACCTTGGCCTTGATAGCGTACACAAGAGCGAACATAGACTTTCCAGCGTTAGGTGCAGCGGCAACCATACACACTTGACCACGCCGAAACTTTATGCCTTTAGCATCTAGGTCTTTCCACACAGTCGGAAGTGGCTGCGCCAATGTATGGGCAGACTTCCAAGCGCGGTCTAACCTAAGCACTTTCCTCCCGTCGTACTTCTATCTTATTTATTCTTCTTAGCTGTTTTCTGTCCCACTCTGTAAGGCCACCCCAGATTCCGTAACGTTCGTTATGGATACCCCATTCTGCACACTCACTTTGATGGATACAGTTGTTACATATATTTCGTGCGTATATGAGTTCGTATGACCCTGAGTCTCCCTTTTCGGGAAACCAAAAGTCTCCACCTGTTTGAGCGCAGAGAGGATCCTCGAATTCACGAGGCTCTCGCATTGGGTCATCGGACCCAGATAGTTTGGCACTTATCTGTAGCACCCTTTGGTGCGCTACACATATAACCTTTCCAAGGACCCTTAGCACTTACGCCTTCTTTGTAAGCCATCGGTCCGTGTTTACAGAAGTTACCTGACCCAACAGGAGCAATAGTTGGTGCAGGTGCAGATGCTACTGGCGCAGCACTTGATACGGGCGCAGCAACTCTAGCGCCTGAGAATGATTGGCTAACGCTTCCAATGAGGGCAGAAAAGTCCTGCGCTGTGGATAACAGCGCCTCAAGTTCTTCCTTATTCGCAGCGTACAAATTGATAAGAGTTCCATCTGGTGCTTTGAAGTTCACCTGGAACTTTGTTGATTCTGGTGCAGCCATTATTTATCTCCAGTCTTCTTGATGGAAAGCCTTGAGCTTTCCTTCCCTTGTTTCATCGGCACGAAGCCTAGTGCTTTCTCCACTGCTTCTTTGTCGATGGTATTACTCTGAACAGTAGACCACTTGATCTCGTATCCAGTAGTAGTAACTCCAGTTTTACCAAGCAACTTATCGCGTAGTGCTTGTTTCTTTTCTTCCAATGTTTTTATTTCGGTGTCTACCTGCGTGTAATGCAGTGCATCCATCGCAGCCTCGAAGTCATCAAGCTGAGGTAACTCAGACTTGGTAAGTCCTTTTTTTATACCAACGCATCCCATCTCACCAGAGGCATCATAGAATTTGCAGTAGCTCTGACAGTAGCTCTCGTGCCTTTCGGGCGCAGGAGCGTCAGTCATAGTCCGAATCGCTGCTAACCAATTCAGAGCCTCTAGTGCGATGGCCTCGTCATATGGCTCGGAGTGAACAAGAATATCTCGCTCATCTCCGTCACGAGGTATAGCTACTAGGTTCACGTTCTGGACCTTCCCCAAGCCAGACTTAGAGATCAGGTAGCCATAGACTTGTACTTGCCAGCGTTGCTGTTCTGACGGAAAGTAAGAAAGGTTCTTGACTTTCGTAGTCTTCCAGTCAACGACATCCCCTGTCCCAGGAATGAAGCAATCAACGTGGGCCTTCATACCGTCAAACTCAACGGTCTTCTCCAGAAGGACCTCTTGATTGCCTGCAAGTGCATTCTCTATTGCAGCGTGGATAGCAGTACCCATAATCGCTGCGAGTTTTATCTCGTTGTCATTGGTTTCAGGTTGACCATTCAACCGATACCAAACCTTACGTCGACAGCCACCAAGTTCTGATGGACCTATCTGTACCTGCGTGGACCTGCCACGCTTGTTCTCTTTCTCGTGAAGAGCTTTGACTAACAGCTCTTTGATATCTACAGCCACTTCGCTTTTTCCCATCGTGTAATTGTAATGTTGAAGAATACCAAATCTATCTGACAAATTCTAGCAAGTATCACAAATGGTGTTGATTCATATTCGTGATAGTAGTTGATACCAAAGCCCCAATTTTGCAGGCTATTAGGATTCAAGTAGATGGTCCACTGTGACCAATTCTTTTTCACGTTAGCTCCCGTCTTTGAGTAACCAATTGTATTGGAGGACAGGTATTTATGTCCAGCATCGAAGCAACCTGAACTGCTTTCTCGGCGTGTTGCTCTACATTACCAATAGTGAGACGACCCATACGATCATAAAGATAACCGAGAGCATAAGCGCCGCCACTGCCGATTCCATAAATACCGCTATCACTTTTGATGAACGACAGGTCCGTCGCGATATGGAATACATTCCCATCAAACGCGACAATGTAGTCGAATCCTGCTTCCTTATCTTTCGACGCTTCATACGGGTCGTATCCATTCTCTTTGAAAGCCGTGAGTATTGATGGCATCACTTTCTTGCCCATCCATTGAACGGGATCTGCACCCTTGTATACAGGCGGAGTCCAGTTATAGGTCAAGATGTCACCAGGTCTAGCATCACCGACAATACCTAGCAGGTACTTACCGATGTGAATTATTTTCGGAGTTGAGGTACTAACAGTCCTCATACTGTCCTCGGTGATTTGGCTATCAGCAGCCAAGACTGCAACGTTCTCCAGCTCTACTGCTACCAATGTTGTCATAGCGGAATCATACATCTCTCGGCGTGTCGTCGCGGTAGCGACACACCTTTTCACTACAATATGAGCCATCAGGCGAATTACAGTACGGCCCTCACGGGCCGATGGAAGTGAGGACTGTGTTGTTCCGTCTACTTCGGCTGCTGAAATATAGCCAAGACATCCCGCCAATTCAAGCCTCTGACCTACGCGATGTAGGTCCAACCCACCAGTGTGTCTGTGGTTGTACCGTGTTCAACACGTATGTCCAGTTTGAGAACTATGAGATAGTTTGGTATGCCTTGGATGTACAATGTGCTAATTGTGGAAACCTACTCAAAGCTCCTTGCCCGATAGATAATCCAGAGGCACAGTGAACATTCCCCTGACAGAAGAAGACTTGGTTATAGCCGAAGAACTGTCAGAGAGGACCTATCAGAAGTACAAGAATTTCAATGGTCATTACCGCAACCTTAGATCATCACACTCCATTGGCAGGTTCGGTGAACTAGCTGCCCATAAATACTTCAAGCAGTTGGGTATGCAAACCAACCCACACTTTCTCAATGTTGAAGAAGATTCTCTCTGTGATATCACAGCAGATGCTGTGCGCTGGGATGTCAAGACGTGGAACAGTAACTACTGGAATGTCTGGGGTAGGGCAGTGTCAAGTAAGCAACTGCCATTCCTCAAGAAGAAAGCAGATGCCATTCTATGGACCTCTGTAGACCCGCTACAGCCCACAGAAGTAACCATCTATGGTTGGAATACTGTTGATGATATCGCCCGCTATGAGCCTATCTGGATGGGTCCAGAGGGCAACAAAGTACATAACCATCAGGTGCCAATAGGCGACATCTTGCCACTTTCGGGCATAAAAAAAGAAGCCCCACCCATTTCTGGGTGAGGCTTTTCCTCGCAGCTTTCTCTACAAACTACTTACGTCCGAACTCCTTGGCTGATGGATCTAGCCACTTGAGTACTGGTCCAAGGAATCCAGCAAGTGCTGCTGTTCCAAGAACTTTCACATCGGTTTCGCCTGCTAGGTACAGAGCGATAGCAGCAGATGCTGCAGCGCGGAACCAGGTAAGCGATACCTGCTTGAGTTGTTCTTTCATTAGTCCTCCTTCGGACTGGGTTTTTCCTTCTTCTTCGGCTTCTTCTGAACCTTGGCATAAGCCAAGCGAGCAGCATCAACCGTATTCCATTTCGGTTTATCGAGCCAAGGAAACCAAGGACTGGTGTCCTTAGCACAATCTTCCTTGATGGAAATATGCAGATGTTTGACGTGTTTATTTGGTCCTGTGTAATCGCGGTCCCCGCGTTCTTTAGACCAGATACGTCCACTAAAAATCAGATATGAAACTCGCTTGTCTGCCTTGAGTTTCTCATAGATATCACCACAATCAATCCCATTATGTGGGTCGTGAGTCAAATCTACTGCGTGACCTGTGTTGTGATCTGAGTTAGGACTTGCCTTGATGTGAGCCTTGCTTGGTAGTAGGCCATCCGATGCCTTCTTGCGCTTGGGAGCAAGCGCAGTTGCCTGCCGTAGAACGGCAATGGCTGCAGGTGTTGCACTCTTTGCAAGTGGTTTCATTCGTCATCCTCTTTCTGCCAGAATCTTGTAGATTTCATCGACTCGCTTTTCAAGTCTGTCTACTGTGTCTTTCAATGATGACCCGCCATTGGGCTTGAGTTCAAATAAAAACGAACGGACTAACCACCGTAGTCCCATAAACAAAGTTGAGGCTAAACCAATTACGGTGGCAACAAGCGCTGCCCAATCAGCAGGGGTCATTGATGGCTCCTATACGGATCTAATAGTGACAACTAAGGTTCCGCCAAAGCCTGAGAACCTCTTGTCTTGCGGTGTACGGTTGATGAAATCCATCTCTTCTATCAGGCCAATATAGGATTCTCCTGTACGGAAGTCCTCTATTCGGATGGTATCGCCTGCATTTTCTACTGCTTCGAGTTGTTGCATACGGTCCCAAGCAGAACTCTCATAACCTACTTCCACTCCGAACTTATCGGTCTCGTGGTCGTAGCAGAATAACGGATACTGAATCAAGCGCTGACGTGGTACTGCTGGCAGGCTCTTGAGTTGATATCCAGTAAAGAGTGGTCCAAGAGTGTTATCTGAGGTATCACGGGTCAAGGTAAACTTGAAGCCCATATATTCTTGCGCTCCAGTTGGATATGGAATACCGATTTCTTGGACTGCAGATTCTTGAGAGAATGACCCGATTGGATACTCTGTTCCATTGTAGGAGATGGATGAAATACTCAAACCACCATTGGTAGTATCAATACGCGGGGTAAGCAACTTGAACAACTTACCTTCAAGAGTGTTGTAACGGACATAACCAGTTTGTAGATAGCCTTCATATACCAAGGTAGTGTCAGACTCTATGTAGACACGGCCATTAGTGCTGCTGTGATTGGTTGTAAAGGCCAATCTATCGGTTCCATTAAGGAACGCACAGGCAGTGGTCTGACGCCCTGTAATACGGTCACCAGCGGTCTGTGGGTAGTAGTAGGTATCCCAAGCATAGGCAAATACCAATGGTGCAATCTGTGTAGATAGGTCTATGCGGGTAGTTCCAGGAGAGCCATCTACGTTAGTAGCACACCAGACAAACTTGTCACGGGCAGCAAAGTCATAGATAGGTTGCTCTGTTTCAAAGACCAATGGGCCGTATAACAACGATCCATCATCTTGAACTTCAGCAACTCTTAGGCCTTTGTCTGTTCCAATCATCAACCAACGTAGGTAGTAAAGAATCTTAAAGATACGCTCACCGCTAGGCATCTCTGCTGCAGTAATAGCGCTAGTCAAGGTAGGCATAGTTCCATTAGATGCCAAGGTAAACTTCTGGATATTAGACTGAGATCCGCTATAGCCAGTAACATAGATAGCAGCACCAGATGATGTAATACTGGTGTAGGCAAAGTCATCTACTGGGTTGGTATAGACAGCAGTAGGTAGGGCAGTTGCAGTTGTAGCAATCTCAAATACTTTGTTGTTGATAACAGTAACGATACGTTCTTTAGTGAACTCCATTACTGCGTTATTGACCACAATGGATGTGGTCTTAAACATTTCTGTTGGTGACACTGTTGCATCATCGGTAAGTAACTTCTTATACATAGCAGTCTTATCAGTACCGCTATCATCAATGAGTGCTATCCAGTAGGCATAGACTCCATCATCACAATAGGCATAGATTTTATAGGCACCAGATGCAGCATAATCTTGGAAGTGGGTTACGTTGCTAGATACTGTTCCAGTTGCCGCTGCTGAAGGTACATCAGATGCAGTCTTGGCATAGGTAAAGGTAGTTGTAGTAGGTACTGTGGTAATAGTGTAATCACCATTGAAGGTGGCATCTACGCCAGCAACAGTGACAAGCATACCTACAGATAGACCGTGAGCAGCGCTAGTTGTAAGCGTAGCCACATTTGAGGTCAAAGCCTTATTAGATACAGTTGCAGTAATAGTTGGATAGACCTTGTCAATGTCATACCCATCAAGCATTAGACAGCCGTTATAGGAGTTACCGCTTTTAATCCACTTGATAGAACGTAGGAACTGTCCTGGTCTATCATTAGATTGGATAGCAGTTTCAGTAAAGTGAGCAGGTGAAGCATCATAGATAAGGCTGACCTGACCCTTAGTCCAGACATCTAGACCTTTGGATTCTGTATATTGGAATCGCAATGACTCATCTTGAGCAGGTTCAAAGTACTTGATTCCTTGACCTAGATGGAATGACGACTGAGATCTAAACCACCAGCCAGTTAGCGATTGCTCGCCTGCTTCTCTGGTCTGGTCATACTGTTGCTTACGATACTGCGCCGTGACACGGCGATAGGGTGAATCATCACTGGCAGCCAAAAAGAATGGCAGCCCGTTGATGGCTATATCGTAGGCAACTCCTGTGGCTTGATAGTTAGTCGAGCCAGCGGGATTGGATAGGACATACGGAATGCCCTCGGTAATGTCGTCACCATATGGTGCCAAGACTTACTCCTTACTTAGAATCCGAATGCTTTGATTTCTTCTTCAGTCAAACCAATTGATGACAGTTTGAGTTTCCCGCTTTCTCTAGCAGCCTCTAGTGCTGCCTTATCTGCATCGCGCTTTGCTTGCTCTTCGGCAGCAGCGGCTGCTTGCTGATCGCGTTCTGCAATCTCAGCAGGGGTAAGGGCAATGTATTCTTGCTTGCCTGTGGTGCAATCAACTACGAGTTTATACTGCGTCATTTACGAACGCCTCCCAATCTAGTTTCTCTTCATTCCAGAAATACACCAAGCCATCTTCAGGCTTTGGTGTTGGTGCTTGCCAGTCGTGGTTAGCATCAAGGCTCCACGATGGGAAGGGTTGTGGTGCAATAAAGACATCGGCAGCAGCGTCATACTTGAAGCCAATGCCAGCATATTGCTTGCGGATGTTGTGGTTGTAGGATGTTTGAATCCAGGTTCCACCTAGTCCTAGATCGTTAGCCAAGAAGTCTTGACCACGATGTTCTTGTTGGTCAGGTACGACAAGTACCTGCTTGACGATACCGTCATTGTCTATCTCACAGAAGTGTGCCATTGTTTTCCTTTACTTTGCGTACCGAATAATAATTATGCCTGAACCGCCTGAAGAAGCAGTGCCACTACCTGTTGAACCAGTACCTCCTGCACCTCCACCAGTATTTACTTGTCCAGCCGCACCTGGAGTTCCGCCTGTTCCTCCATTGCCTCCGCCACCAGTGCCGCCAGTTCCTACAGTTCCACCATTGTAAGTGGAACCACCACCACCACCAGCATAAGTAACTGATACTCCAGAAATAGATGTAGTAACTCCATTACCGCCATTACCACCTGCTGTGCT